CCGTGCATTGTCTATCATCGAGACTTTGCGTTGACGTTCTTTGCTGATAACTATCCGTATAGATATGGGAAAAGATATATGGTAACGGTCATTGATCGTGATCCAGATAGTCCTATTCCTGATCGAATCGCTCAATTGCCATTGTGCAAATACGATCGATCCTATACGGCTGATAATCTCAACCACGATGTATACCGACTTTTCTTTTAAGGAGAAACAACCATGACAGCCCTTGTTTGGGACCAGGTTGGCGAACGGCTCTATGAGACGGGCGTTGATCACGGAGTCCTTTACCTTCCAACTGACGGCATTTACGACGAAGGCGTTGCCTGGAACGGTCTTGTAACCGTTACCGAGTCGCCCTCGGGTGCAGAACCCACGCCGTTGTTTGCCGACAACATCAAGTATTTGAACCTGATTTCCAGGGAAGACTTTGGTGGCACTATCGAGGCGTTTACCTATCCTGACGAATTTGCTCAGTGTGATGGTAGCGCTACTCCGCAACCCGGTATTGCGGTCGGTCAGCAGCCACGTCGCCAGTTTGGCCTTTGTTATCGTACCATGGTTGGTAACGATGAAATTGCAACCAACTTTGGCTACAAGCTTCACTTGGTTTATGGTGCAACCGCAGCCGCCTCGGAAAAGGCATATGGTACCGTTAATGACACGCCAGAGGCAATCACCTTCAGTTGGGATTTCTCAACTGTTCCGGTGGCTGTGACCGGCATGAAGCCCTCGGCAACCATTGTCATTGATTCGACCAAGGTGAATCCCACTGAGCTCGCAACCCTCGAGGGCGTGCTCTATGGTACTGGTGCTAGTGACGCACGACTTCCTCTTCCTGATGAAGTTGTCGGCATGTTCACTGGTGGTGGAGCAACTGCAGTTACGGCAACCACGCCAGGCTTTACCGCTGCTACGGGTGCTATCGTCATTCCGACCGTTACTGGTGTTCGGTATCGTCGTGCAGACACCGGCGCCGTTGTCACGGGTACAGTTACCATTCCCGTGTCTGGTGAGACGCTTGTCATCAACGCAGAGGCTCTGCCTACCTACGTGCTTTCGCCGACCAGCGATGACGACTGGAGCTTCACTCGAAGCTGATTCGTTTAGACACAAGGAGACCAGAGAATGCTCAAACTTAATATTGAAGCACAAGAATTGTTTGATGAAGCGTCACAAACGTTTAAATCACAATCAGCTTTTGTGCTAGAGCTAGAACATTCTCTGGTCTCAGTGTCAAAATGGGAGTCAGATCACGAGAAGCCGTTCTTGATAGACACAGCAAAGTCTGGACAAGAGATGTTGGATTACGTCATTGCAATGATTGTAACACCAGAATACCCATCAAATGTCGCTGCTTTGTTGAGCGTCGAGAATTTTGTGACTGTTCAAAATTATATCAATTCGAAACAGTCGGCAACCACCTTTGGTGAACTTCCAAAGCCACGAGGTAAAGGCGAAACGATAACCGCAGAACTAATCTATTATTGGATGGTGGCGTTTAACATTCCATTTGAATGTGAAAGATGGCATCTTAATCGATTGTTTTCGCTTATTCGTATTGCCAACATTAAGAATTCCAAGCAGAGCGGTAAATCAAAGCGACTTAATCAAAGTGATTTGGAAGCTCGCCGAGCTTTGAACGAACAACGCCGACGACAACTTGGTACAGCTGGATAGGAGGAGTAATGACCGTTCTAACATGGGATGATCCAGGTACAAGAGTTTATGAAAGTGGCGTAGATCGTGGAGTTTTGTATCTTCCAGGCGGATTAGGTGTTGCTTGGAATGGACTCATTTCAGTTGATGAACAAGTTACTGGAAACAGTCAAGATCCACTATATTTTGATGGGATCAAGTATTCAGATGTTGTTGTACCAGGAGATTTTGCAGCTTCATTGAAAGCATACACTTATCCTGATGAGTTCCTTCCTTTTGAAGGAACCTTGGAAGTAAACAACGGCATGTTTGTTACAAATCAAACTCCTAGCAGATTTGGTTTGTCATACCGTACAAAAGTTGGAAACGATGAAACTGGAGATGCAGGATACAAAATTCATGTTTTGTACAATCTTCTTGCTTTTCCGTCAGCGAAATCACACGAAACGATTTCTGATTCAGAATCACCAATAGAATTTGAATGGAATATCACAGCGATACCAAGTGATGCTCCAGGATACAAACCCACAGCTCATCTTATATTTGATACAAGAAAGATGAGTCCTTTGTTGTTAGCGGATATTGAACAGACTCTTTATGGCGACGACATTACGGCGCCTAGTCTTCCTCCGATTAACATCTTTGTTACATTCATCAGTGAATGGGTGCTTATTCGTATCACAGATAATCTTGATGGTACTTGGACCGCCGAAGGACCAGACAATCTTATTCAGATGATCGGACCAGAGACGTTTCAAATTCTTCAAGCGAATGCTGTGTTTACGGATCCGGATAATTACACGATCAGCGATCTTTCTCGTTAAGGAGAAGTTATGACTACAGTAAACGGCATGACTGCCGAAGCGATGATTGCGATTCGTGACAACGTCGTAGTTGGTGGTGTTGTTAATGGTAGTGGGCATCTAATTCTTACAAAATACGATGCTAGTACTATTGATGCAGGACCTGTTATTGGACCTACCGGGTCACCAGGTGCAACTGCAGCACAATTGAATGATCTTCTTCCGGTGAACTCTATCATTGAGTATAACGGAACCACGCCACCTAATGCTAAATGGTTAGCAATGACGGGACAAACAGTAACCAATGCGCAAACAACTTATCCAGATTGGTGGGCTGTTCTTCCAGCAGCGCAAAAGTCTGGATCCAACGCACTTATGCCCGATACAAGGGGTAGGGTTTCCATCGGTTACAACTCCGGTGATACCGATTTCGACACGATTGCTGAAACTGGTGGTGCTAAAACACATGTTTTGACCCAAGCAGAACTTCCTGCTGTTGGTGTCACAGTTAATCCTCCAGCTACAGCTGTGACTGGCAATACTGGAACCGAAAGTGTTAATCATACTCACGGTTTAACTATTCCTGGTGGTGATGGTTTACTATACGGTGATGGTACTCACCTCGGATTCCAGGCAGGTAGCAGCTATAACTTGTTGTTCCCAGAGGGGTCTGTATTGACCAGCCCAACTACTGGTATTGAATCAGTAGTACACACTCATCCTGCGGGAACTTTGTCTGTTGACATCGCTCAGTTCAATTCTGGCAACATGGGTTCTGGAGTAGCAATGAGTTTGGTCCAACCTTACATTGTCTTCTGTAAGATGATCAAGGTCGCTATCTAACGTCAAAATGGGAGTAAAAAGGAGGAATCGTGATCACCGTAGATACAACCGGTTCCTTCGACAAGATGGACAAGTTCTTACACAACATGTCCCAAATCAGATTTCGAGAAATTCTTGATCATTATGGTCAAGTCGGAGTTGATGCTTTAGCAAGCGCAACCCCTGTTCGAAGTGGATTGACTGCCGCATCTTGGACCTACAAGATCTCACAAGAACGAGGATCTACAATTCTCACGTGGTTGAACAGTAATGTACACAACGGTGTACCTATTGCCATCATTCTTCAGTATGGACACGGCACAGGTACTGGTGGATACGTTCGAGGTTACGACTACATCAACCCAGCAATTCGACCTGTCTTTGACATGATCGCCGATGCAGTATGGAACGAGGTGAAGAATGGCTAGCGTAGATGATCGCATTGTAGCGATGAAATTCGACAATGCTTCGTTTCAGGAAAAAGTAGCCTCTACGATTGCAAGTTTGGACAAGCTGAAAGGCAGTCTTGACTTTGCAAATGCAAACAAAGGCATGAACGATCTAACCCTAGCTAGCCGTAATTTCAGCCTTGAAGGTATTGCCAGCGCTGTCGAAGGTATTTCAGGTAAGTTCACTGCAATGGGTGCAATTGCTTTCAGCGTTATCAATAGCGTTGTTAATCGTGCAGTTACTGCAGGTATTCAACTTGGTAAGTCTTTGTCATTGGATCAAGTTATTAGCGGTTTCCAGGAATACGAAACCAACATGAACTCGATTCAGACAGTTCTTGCTAACACCAAGCGAGATGGCACTACGTTGGATGATGTCAACAAAGCGCTTGACACATTGAACGAGTATTCGGACAAAACCATTTACAACTTCTCGCAAATGGCTAGAAACATTGGTACCTTTACTGCGGCAGGTGTCAGTCTTGATACTTCAACGCAGGCTATTAAAGGTATTGCAAACCTTGCTGCTGTCTCTGGTTCAAGTGCAGACCAAGCTTCGACCGCAATGTATCAGCTTTCCCAAGCTCTTGCCTCTGGCACAGTAAAGCTTATGGACTGGAACTCGGTTGTAAATGCTGGTATGGGTGGTGAAGTATTCCAAAGAGCGTTGTTTGATACGGGTAAGACTTTAGGAACAATTAAAGATCTTCCAATTGGAGCAACGTTTGAGGATTGGACTAAAGACGTTGGTAGTTTCCGTAACTCTCTTGAAAGTGGCTGGATTACAGCAGATGTGTTGACCACCACCCTCGAGGGTTTTACCGGTGACATGACCGATGCGCAACTCGCTGCAAAGGGGTTCACTGCCGAACAAATTCAACAGATTCAAGAAATGGGTGCCACTGCACAAGATGCAGCCACTAAAGTCAAGACGATGACTCAGCTCATCAGCACAATCAAGGAAAGTATTGGTTCAGGATGGTCACAGACTTTCCGAACTATATTTGGTGACTTTGAACAAGCTAGAACCACTTTCACACTGATCAACGACACGATTGGTGAAATGGTTAAGAAGTCAGCAGACGCTCGTAATAAATTGCTTAAGAGTTGGTCTGAAGTTGGAGGTCGAGATCTCCTTTTCAAAGGGTTGATGGAAGGATTCGAAGGAGTCCTTGCAATTCTTGCTCCTATCAAGGCCGCATTCAGGGATATTTTCCCAGCGCAAACTTTTGCAACATTGTTTGCTCTTACTAAGCGATTTGAAGAGTTCATGGCTTCAATCAAACCATCTCCAGCGGTTGTCGTTCTCATAACTCGTATATTCAGAGGGTTGTTTGCGGCATTCGACATTGGTATTGATATTGTTAAAGGCTTGTTCCATTTCGTAAAGAGATTGATCGATCTATTCAGTGACAGCGATCCCAACACTGGAATAGTTGGATTCATTGCAAGAATTGCAGACAAAATTGTCGAACTACACACCGTATTAGAGCGTAGTAATGGTATTTATGATTGGTTCACATATCTTGCTGATGTAGTGCATAATGCTGTAACTAATGCGGTGCAATATATGCAACCATTCATTGACAAAGTGATCGAAGTCCGAGATACTATCGTTGATTTCTTCACAGGTGGTGGCGCTACTAATACATTTAGTAAGGGTACTGGTGCAGTTGATAGAGCGATTGATAGACTTGGTGAACGTTTCGGTTTCCTAGGAAAAATTCTGGGGGCTGCTTGGGATGGATTCCAAGCACTAATTGATAAGTTCCCAAGTTTTGTGAGCGCACTTAGTAACATTGGTGACTTTATTCGGGAACATCTCGGAGGAATTCCCCAAAAGATTGCAGACGCATTTGCTGGTGTTAGTTATGATCAAGCATTGGACACCGTTAACACTGGTTTGTTTGGTGGCTTGGTGCTTTTGATTCGCAAGTTCATTAATGGTAACTTGGACTTCGGCGGCGGGATCATGAAGAACATCTCGAAGTCGTTTGACACTTTAACTGGTACGTTGCAGACAATGCAAACCAACATCAAAGCGGATATTCTGCTAAAGATTGCTGGAGCGCTTGCGATCTTAACTGCATCGCTTGTTGTCTTGTCGCTTATGGACTCTGATGCATTGACTCGATCAATGACAGCCATGGCTATCGGCTTTGGACAACTTGTAACTGCTATGGCCCTCTTGGACAAGGTTGTAAATGGTCCTATGCAAGCTGCTCAATTGACAATCTTGTCTGCGGGTTTGCTTGTATTGGCAGGAGCAATGCTTGTAATGGCTGTTGCAGCAAAGATATTTGCAACAATGAACTGGGAAGAACTCGGAAAGGGTCTTACTGCTGTAGCAGGCATGCTAACCGCATTAACCGCTGCGTCAAAATTCCTAGAGCCTGGTGGTATGATTCGTGCTGGCGTTGGTATTCTTGCTATCGCTGTGGCGATGAACATTCTTGCTGCGGCAATGAAGATATTTGCCACAATGAGCTGGGAAGAAATCGCTAAGGGTTTAGTATCAGTAGGTGTAGGTTTGGCTGTTATTGCTAAGACTATGCAGATGATGCCCAAACTAACTGCTGTAAACATTGGTGCAGGTCTACTTCTTGTTGGCATCGCATTGAACGCCATTGCCATTGCCATGAAGATATTTGCCACAATGAGTTGGGAAGAAATTGGTAAAGGACTTGCTGGTGTCGCTGGCGGGCTCATAATTCTCGCTTTGTCAATGAAGCACATGTCACTTGACTTGCCTATTATTGGTGCAGGTCTTCTTCTTGTCGGCATTGGTCTTATAGCGATTGCTAAAGCTATGAAAGCAATGGGCTCTTTGTCTTGGAGTGTTATCGGCAAGGGTCTTGTCGGCATTGCAGGGGCTTTGGTTGTCCTTGCGCTTGGTTTGTCTGGAATGACCGAAGCAATTCCAGGGGCACTAGCTGTATTGATTGCAGCAAAGGCACTTGGTATGCTTGCTGAAGTAATTAAAGTCTTGGGTGGTATCAGTTGGGGTGAGTTGCTTAAGGGTTTGGGTGGAATCGCCCTTATTCTTGGTACTCTTGCCGTAGCTGCTTTGCTTATGGAGCCCGCTGCCGGAGCATTGCTTATTCTTGGCGCTGCACTTCTTGTTGTTGGTGCTGGTATGGCATTGTTCGGCTTGGGCGCAAATCTTGTAGCAACTGCATTCGCTATTATTGCCACTGCAGGAACACAGGGTATTGCTACTTTGGCATCTGCTCTAGACTTGTTAATCGAAAAGCTTCCTGCGATCATTGCTTCACTGGCTGAAGGATTGATTGAACTTGGTAACAAGATATTGGAAGCGGCTCCTGGGTTGATTGCTAAACTGAATGTAGCAATTCAAGCATTGATCCAGTTGGTCATTGACAATATTCCTGGCTTTGTAGAAGCAGCAATTGCATTTGTGCGAGGGTTGCTTGACACTGTCACAGAATTGACTCCAGATATTATTGCCGCCGGCCTCCAAATGCTGGTCGATTTCCTACGAGGAATCAGAGATCATATTCAAGAAGTTGTAGTAACGGTTGTTGAAATTGTTGAGAATTTCCTGCAGGCTGTCACTGATAAGTTGCCTGATATCATCGCTAAGGGCGTTGAGCTTCTTACAACGTTCTTGCAAGGCATTGCCGATCATCTTGGTGAGGTAATCGCTGCTGGTGCTGAAATTCTTGCAAGTTTGCTTGAGGGTATCGCCAATAATATTGGTACTGTTGTGACTGC